GGCCGTCCAGTGGGGCGCGACGATGATCCCCGGAACGGCCGGCTATCGTCTCCAGGCCGGCGACACGCCGACCACCGTTGCCGCCGCGCTCGCCGCGCTGATCCCCGGCGCGACATCCGCCGGCTCGGCGCTCACGATCCCGACGAACACCCTCGTCTCTACCGTCATCTCGGCCGATCAGACCGCAGTCATGGAGGTGCGGCGGCAGGAGCAGGGCTATCGCGTGTCGTGCTGGTGTCCATCGCCAGCCTCGCGCGATGCGGTCGCGGGCCTGGTGGACCTCGCCTTCGCAGGGATGATGAACGGCGACACGCCGACCGAATTTCTCGCGCTGCCTGACGGCGAGCAAGTTCGCATCCGCTACCGCGCCACCTATCCCAACGACATGCCCTCGAAAGAACGGCTATGGCGGCGCGACATCTGCCTGACGGTGGAATACCCGACGACTGTTGCCCAGCAACAGCCGTTGATGAACTTCGCCGTGGACAACATCGCGCCGAACGGCGCGGCGCAGCCTTCGCGCGTCGTCTCGATCGTCGCGCCCCCCAAGGCCACGCTCGGCGTGATCCGCTGGGATGCGTGGTATTCGACCGATGCGCTCGGCGCGGCCGTCGCGGCGGACCTGTCGCCTTCGCAATTCCACTACCGCGCGCCGTTCTTCTCGACCGTCTCAACCGGCGTCAGCTTTCCCGCGCCCACGCAATCGAGCATGGACGCGGAGATAGCGGCGGCGAAGGCCGGCAAGATTGACTATTTCGCCTTCAACTCATGGCCGGCGGGCTCAGCGGAAAGCGTCGCGCTCAACCTCTATCTGTCCAGCTCGATCCGCTCGCAAGTCGGGTTCTGCATCATCGTCTCCGCTTCGGACGTGTGGTTTCAGGGGGCCGGCTACTCGGCGGAAATGCTCGGCGACATCGCCCTGACGGCGCAACCCGGCTACCAGACCGCGCTCGACGGCCGCCCCTTGCTTTACCTGATCGACACCGGCGACGCGGACATTCTCTATCGGTTCGGCTCGCCGACCGCGTTTCAGTTCATCGTGGCGGACATCCGCGCCCGCGTGATGGCGACCATGGGCAAGAGCCCCTATTTCACGGTCCTCTGCAGCGACCCCGTGCGGGCCGCTCACTTGGTCGCGACATACGGCTTTGACGCCGCCAGCGCCTACGCCACGCCCGGCGCGGTCACGTCGCCGACGCCCTACGCCTCTCTCGTCGCCACGACGGAAGCATGGTGGCAAACGGCTTCCGCGCTCGGCGCCGACATCATCCCGCCGGTTATGACGGGGTGGAACCCTTCGCCCCGCGTGGTCACGCCCAACGCGCTGTTCGGCGCCGAAAGCCAGGGCTCGGCGACGGCCTATTACAGCGACGGGACGGCCTCGGCGATCGCCGCGCACGCTCGCGACGCAATCAACTGGCTGGCGGCCAACCGAACGGCCGCGCCGGCGCAAACCGCGCTTTGCTACGCCTGGAACGAGTTTGACGAAGGCGGGTGGCTTTGCCCGACCTGGCTGACCGGCAACGCGGCCGGCGACACCTCGCGATTGACGGCGCTCGCCGCCGCGCTCCCGTAACATCCACCGGAGACACCGGACAATGACCACTGCAACAGCGGCGCGCCTGCATGTGCATTCGCCTTTTCCCGGCTACGCGAAAGGCGATGTCGTGACCGATCCGGCCGCCGTCGCCGCGATCCTCGGCACCGAATTCGAGGCGCGCGTGAGCAAGGTTCGCGCCGACACCTGGCACTTCCATGGCGAGCACGGAACGGTGAAGGCCGCGCGCGAGGCCGCCGCAAAGGCGGAGGCGGAGCGGGCGCTTCCTCAGGCCGCCCCGGAGCACGCCAAGCCCGCGCCCGCACCCGTGAAGGAGGGCTAAGCCATGCCGATTGTGCAACAGGGCTCGATCAACACCACGGCGCTGATCGTTCCGGACCTCTACGTCCAGATCGTTCCGCCGCAAAATCTGGTCATCAACGGCGTTCCGACCAACATCATCGGCGTGGTCGGCTCGGCGTCGTGGGGGCCGGTCGGCGTGCCTGCGATCTGCTCGACCATGGCCGATTACGCGAAACAGTTCGGCCCGGTCATCAACCGCAAGTTCGATCTCGGCACGCCCGTCGCAACGGCGGTGCAGCAGGGCGCGAGCAACTTCCGGTGCGTCCGTGTGACCGATGGGACGGACACCGCCGCCACGGCCGTGTTCGGCTACGCCATCCCCGTGGCGTGGGTGGCGTCCACAGCCGGGATCACGCTGGGCGCGTTCCGCGTCAGCGGCGGCGCCATCTGGTCCGCCAACTCGGCGGGCACCACGGGCACCTCGGCGCCCACGCCCGGAAGCCTCGCGATCGGCGCGACCTTCAACGACGGGTCCATCGTCTGGACGCTGATCGCCCACGGCACGGCCACCAACAGCATGGCCGTGGTCGCGCTCTACAGCGGCAGCCTCGGCAACCAAATTCAGGTCACCTTGACCACCGGCTCAGCCGCCGGTTCGTGGCGGCTGATTGTGGCGCTGCCGGGGCTCCAGCCGGAGGTTTTCGACAACATCACCGGCACCGGCGGGGCCGGGAATTTCTGGGCGAACCTGCAGGCCGCCATCAACTTCGGCAACGGCCCGACGCGCGGCCCCTCGCAACTCGTCTACGCGACCGGCGGCGGATCGGGCAACGCGGGCTTTACCCCGGCAGCCGGGAGCACCTTCGCGGGCGGCACGAACTCCAGTGGCACCGGCTCTCTGACGGGGATGATCGGCGGGACGGATGGCGCGGGCGGCGTCACCGCAACAACCCTGGTCGGCGTGGACACTCTGCCGCGCAAGGGCATGTATGCGCTGCGGGGGCAGGGGTGCTCGATCGGCGTGCTATCGGACGCCGACGACACGACGCAATACACCACGCAAGCCGCGTTCGGGCTGTCCGAAGGCGTCTACATGATTGCCACGGGGCCGGCGGGCGACACGATCGCCAACGCCGGATCGACCAAGGCGACGGCGGGGCTCGACACCTACGCCGTCAAACTGATGTTCGGCGACTGGATTTACTGGAACGACCAGACCAACGGCGTGCTGCGCCTCGTCTCGCCGCAGGGTTTCGTCGCCGGTCGGCTCGGCAATCTCTCGCCGGAGCAATCCAGCCTCAACAAGCCGCTGTATGGCGTCGTCGGATCGCAGAAATCCGGCGCGCCGGGCAGCGCGCAGACCACATCCTATTCCGCCGCCGAGCTGGGCGCGTTGCTGGGCGTCGGAATTGACGTGATCGCCAACCCGCAGCCGGCGGGCTCCTTCTGGGGCGTGCGCGGCGGGCACAACTCCAGCTCGAATGCGGCCGTCAACGGCGACAATTACACGCGGATGACCAACTATATCGCCGCGACGCTCAATGCGGGGATGGGCGTCTATGTGGGCCAGGTCATCAACTCCACGCTGTTCCGCCGCATCCGCTCCACGTTGCTTGCCTTCCTGCAAAACATGCTCACGCAAGGCTTGCTCGGCAGCACGGACGGCTCCGTGCCGTTCGGCGTGGTGTGCGACACCACCAACAACCCGGCGAGCCGAACCGGCGTCGGCTACGTCCAGGCTGACACCCAAGTCCAGTATCAGGCCATCAACGAGAAGTTCATCGTCAACATCGAAGGCGGTCAAACCGTCCAAGTGACGCGCCAGACCCTTCCGACCGGGCAGTAATCCCGCGCGCGCCGGCATCGGGCCGGCGCGTCATCCCCCTTTGAATGGAGATAGTCGTCATGGCGACCTCTACCGTGTTTTCGGTGGGGCGGGATTGCTCCGCCATCGTCACGCACCCGCTTGTTGGCCGTTTGGACATCCAGCACGTCACCGGCTTTCACGCCGATCCGGAATACACGTCGCCGCAGGTGAAGCGGCTCGACGGCGTGAAGCTCACGCAGCATCTGCCGGACGGGTGGGCCGGCGAATTCGAGGTGGAGCGCGGCAACCAAGCCGCCGATGCGCTTTGCTCGGCGATCGAGGATGGCTATTACGTCGGCGGCGTCCGGCAGTATGCCACGCTCACGCAATACATTCAGGAAGCGGACGGCAGCACGTCAACCTTTCAGTTCGACAACGTGACGCTGAAATTCTCGCTCGGCGCCTGGTCTCAGGACCAAACCGTCAAGCAGAAGATCATGTTCAACGCCTCGCGTCGGCGGAAGGTGTAGCCGATGACGGATCGCAAAGAAACGGTTCTGACTGACGCCGCCGGCCGCAATCTCACCATCCGAGGAATGACCCTGGTGGAGCAATACAAGCTCGCCAAGGCGGTCGGCGCCGACACGGCGCGCAACGATGTCGCTTGGTCGATGGCGCAGACTGCCGCGTCCGTCCGCGACATTGACGGCGTTCCGCTCCGCTATCCGACCACGGATGCGGAGGTGCAAGAGAACATCGCGCGCGTCGGCGATGAGGGATACGCCGCCTTCATCGCGTTCCTGAAAGCTGAGACGGAAACGATGCTCGCCGCAGCGAAGGCCGCCGCCGAGGCCGGGGAGAAAGCGGACCCTTTGCCCCTGTCCGCCTGATCGTCAACCATCCCGGCCTCGCCGACGCGCTGTTTCTGGTGAAGAACGGCGTTCCTTACGAGGTGGCGATGGAATTGCCCGACGATGAGCGGATGGCGTTCTGCATCATCTTCGGGCAGCTGGAAGGCGGAAAATTCGACTATTCGGCGGGGCGGTGGACGAAATGACAGACCTCACCATCCCCGAATTCATCGCGAAAATGGCGGCAATCCAGGCCGGCTTGCACAAACACACCGAGCACGCGCTTGAGCGCGCGGCGCGCGTTGTGGAGCGGGAGGCAAAGCGGGAAATCGGTCACGATGAGATGCCCGCCGCCGGGCCTTTCGCCGCGTGGCAACCGCTTGCGGAAAGAACGGTGCGCGAGAAGGAAGACCTCGGCTACGTGAACCGCATTTCAGAGAACGACAGCCTTTTGCGAACCGGCGAGACGCGCGACAGCATCACTCATGCGGTGGAAGTGACCGGGCCGGTTTCCGGCCTCGCGCTGATCGGCAGCAACAGCGATGTCGCGGTGTGGCAAGAGCGGGGCACGGCGCGCATTCCGCCCCGCTCATTCCTCGGCGGGGCCTTGGTCCGCAAGGCGTCTCAGGTGGTCAAAATCCTCGGTTCCGGCATTCATCGGGCGTTGCTCGGGAAGGGCCTTCCGGGCGGCAATCTGCCGCTGCCCTAATCAAGCAGGGCGTGCCACGCGCCGAGGCACAACACGCCGGCCGCGATCACGGCGAACGGGAGCGCGTAGCAGGCGAGCGCGACAAAGATGCACGACCGCGCGAAACCCGTGCGCCGGCGCGGCGGCGGTTGCTGGCGGACGTGGAACGGCTGCGCGAACGCCTCGGCTCGGCGACGCCGCCACATGGGCGTTCCGCCGTCATCCTCGAAATCGTCCGCCGGGTTCCGCCCTAACTGTGTCACACAGCCGCCCTAACACGGCGACGCCGCCCGCGCAACGGGCGCAGCAAGGAGGGCGCCGATGCTCGATTACAAGATTGCCGTGGGCATCGCCATGTCCAGCAACGGAAACGGCGTGCTTTCCGAGCTGATGAAGGGCCTTCTCGGCGTCCACGTCAGCGCGAAGCAACTGGAGGAACAGCTCGGCCGCGTCCGCATGGCCGCGCTTGGCGCGTTCGGCGTCATGGCCGGCGTCAAGGCGATCGAGGGCATTTGGAAAATCGTTGAGGCCAGCAAGGAGTTGAACCTTCAACTTGAGCGGACCAAGCAGCTCGGCGGAGACTTCGCGGCGAGCCTTGACGCCACGCGCCGGGCCGCCTTCGCCACTTCCTACGCCGTGCCGACCACCACGGCCGCCGACAATGTGAGGCTCGCGCGCGAGCTGGGAACCACG